AATTATAATAACTACGCAATAGGATAATATCATGGCTAACGAAAATATGTATAATGCTCCTTCTAGCACGGCTAGTGGGACTGGATCAGATATAGGTGCACAGGCAAGAACTGATTACTACTTTAAGAAAGCCCTTATTTCTGTACGGGATAAACAGTACTTTATGCCTTTGGCTGATGTACGTGCAATGCCTAAGAATATGGGTAAGAAAATTAAGCAAGATGTATACGTTCCATTGCTTGATGTACTAAACACTGGTGATCAGGGAATTGATGCTGCAGGTACTGCATTGACAGCTGGTACATACTCTGCTTGGAACGCTGCTGGCGTACTGCAAAGTTCTACTGCTGCAAATAGAGCTGCTGCTGTAACCGCTGCTGGTGCTCTTGGCGAAATTGGTCTTAATGACCAGAACTTGTACGGGTCTTCTAAAGATACCGGTACGATTAAATCTAAAATCCCGACTCTCCGTGAAAATGGTGGTCGAGTTAACCGAGTTGGTTTCACACGTACTCAAGTTGAAGGTGATTTGCTTAAACGTGGTTTTTTTACTGAGTATACTCAAGAATCACTGGATTTCGATTCTGATGCAGACTTGCTCTCACACATCACTGAGGAAGCACTTGTTGGTGCCAATGAGCTGACTGAAGCGGAGCTTCAGGCAGATCTTATTACTACGGCTACTGGTACAGGTACTTCTTACTACTGTTCTACTGCTCCTACTGGTGCTGCTCTTGCTGGCTCTGGAACGGCAGCTGCTAGAACAGCTTTGAAGCTAGCTGTTGATGAAGTTGTTACTTACACGGATCTGATGAATCTTTCTATTGCTTTGGATAACAATAAGACCCCTAAGCAAACGAAGGTGATTTCTGGTTCTCGAATGGTTGATACTAAAACCATTAATGGTGGACGTATCATGTATGTGGGTTCTGAGTTGATCCCAGTATTAAGAGCTATGACTGACTTGCATAGTGCAGCTGCTTTCGTATCTGTTGAAAAGTATGCTGATGCTAGCAATATCATGAATGGCGAAATTGGATCTATTGATCAATTCCGTATTGTTGTAGTACCAGAGATGCAGTTCACCGAGAACGGTGGTGCAGCTTCTTCTGATACCGCAGGTACTGGTGATAATGGTGCAGATATCTACCCAATGTTGGTTGTTGGTGATGGTGCTTTCACTACTATCGGTTTTCAAACAGATGGTAAAAGTGTGAAATTCAACATCAACCATAAGAAGCCTGGTAAAGACATTGCTTCTTTGGATGATCCATATGGTGAGGTAGGGTTCTACTCCATCAAATGGTATTATGGATTTATGGCACTTCGCCCAGAACGTCTAGGCATTATCTGGACTGCTTTGGCAGCTGTATAGTTGTAATGTTTACCTGTCACCCAAGGGCGTTAGCCCTTGGGGGACTATCTTAAATAAGGAGGAATTATGCAAGTAGTAACGCCCATTAAGGAAATGACCATCGAGGAAGTTAAACAAGAATTAAAAGATTACGGAGTTCAGGTCCATCATAAAACTGGCTTAGCTAAATTATCTGAATTGCTAGCTGATGTGCGTGACAATCCAACAACAGTAACTCAAGAAGTACCTGCTGAAGTGTCAGTTAAAGACCGTCCTTATAAAGACGGATTACCAGATGCAAGTAATGCAGCTATCGAAGCCGCATCAAAACACTTTGAGTTATCTCCACAGCAATCAGCTATGAAATTAGTTAGAGTTGTTGTTACTCCAAATGACCCTCTTATGACTGCGTATCCAGGACTTATATTTACTGTAGGCGCTTCTGGAATTAATAAAGGTCAAATGGTTAAGAAATTTGTTCCATTCAATAATGAAGAAGGATGGCATGTTCCAAATATTATCCTTCAACAAATTGAACACGCTGAAATGCAGAAATTTAAAACGGTTACTATGCCTAATGGCGAAAAACAATTAGAACCCTACATTACTAAGAAATTTAATGTACGGATTTTAGATCCTTTAACACCAGCGGAAATGGATCGGCTTACTGCGTCTCAAGCAGCTAACCCATCATTCCATATAGGGGATAACTAATGGCGATTACTATTGCTAATTTAACTGCCAGTGTTGCTACGAGTGATGCCAATGTAGTAACAGGTTCAGGCGTATTCGATGATATGATGGAAACTGTGAATGCGCACATGGCTGCGCAGTTTAATCTTGGTCGAATTACTGGCAGTGATTATGCAACAGTATATCTAACAGCAATGCAGGCTACTGTACAACAAGCTGTAGCCTTCACAATAGGTATTCAAAAAGGTAATGCTGAAGAGTCTTTGCTATTTCAGAAAGAAATTACTGAATTTGCTCAAACCGAGAAATCAACTAAAGCTGCTCCTACAACTACTTCTGTAGCAGGTCGTTCAAATAATTTATCCAGTGAACAGGCTAAAGGTTTTAAATGGAATGCAGACCAGAAATATTTAAAAACCTTACTAGATGCATGGAGTGTCAATATCAGTACTGCTGGTGTAGCAGCTACTGGTATTAGCGCTATTAACGAAACTGGTACAGGTAATATAAATACCCAGATTACTAACGCCGAACCTACGGGATAGGAGGCGTTTAATGGGGTTTCTTTCTAGTGCCGTAAGCTCAATCATTAACGTTATTGCTGATGTTATTGTCGGTATAGTTGAAGCAATCGTTCAAATAGTTGAAACGGTAATTCTGCTAATTATGGTGCTCCTTGGGTATGATACCGGGGGCACCCAAATTGTTGAATATTATGAAGTTCGTAATTACCCGCTTTTCAATGACGTAGATAAGAAAAACCCCATCCAACAAACGCTTCTTCAAGCGATTTTAAGTGATAAAGATATTGCTACTAACCTTATTTATAATCTCGCATTTCGTAGTCTAAAGGGTGATGTAAAAGAATTTATGGATTTCATAGAGGATGGGAACTACTTTGAAGGGTTCCCTGCTCTTGATTCTTTTATTCTTATTATTAATTACACAGAATTAACTGCCGCTTTACAAACTCTTAACGGTGTACCCTGTACTCCTGAAGCATCATTTTTGAAAGCCCTATCTCAGTCTGATTGGATCAAGTATTGGTTACAAGAGAATAAAGAATACAATGTAGGGGCCAATACAATGGGTATTGGGAATGCAACTACTAGCACAACAGCAGGAACCCCCGCCGCAGATACCTTCCAGGTAATACCTTCTTTAAATCATTTTGATGTAAATATTACAAGTGAATCTGCAACTAGTGATGCTTTTGAAGCCGATCAACAATGGCAAGTTAACTTAAATACGGTTGTCTATAATGCAGTCCCTGATACTTACACCGTGCAAGTATATAACGCAGCTGGAACAGTAAGAACTTTGCCTTACACGGTACCAACTAAACCAGGAGAGTTACATTATGTATCTGACTACTACAGGAATAGTCTGCCCTCTCGAAAATACTCATTTGTATATAAAGTAGGGGCAGGTACGTATACCGATTTAGATACTGTAGAAGAGCCTATTAATATAGATAACACAGTATTGCAGGCTATTCCTGATGTTCCATTAAGAATTAGTAATGCAAATTACACAACATTTGGAGCTACTAAAAAACAGCAAATTGAAGATCTATTATCTATTATTAATCTAAAGGCATCTGAAATTATTGATGGAGTAATGGCTGATTCTGGCTTAGCTGCTGGAGATTTAGATAATGTGTATGTAAAGTTTGGTGTACGTATGTGGGATACCTCTCAGGCTGGGATGTCTTATCTATTCCAAATGTTTGAGAATTTATATCCTGCCCAAGGAACCACTCAAGGAACTTATAATAATACAGGTTCATTGGATACAAAACCTACTAACAATATTCTTACAACATCTGCCGATAATAATTCTGCTTTTCAATTTAACTATATAACCTATACGCATACCCCATTAGTTACTATTAATGCTAATAGTGGAAGTCCTGAGAATGGAATTTATTACTCCGATATGTCTAAATTTGGGAGCGATGGTTTATTAAAATACTCATACTATAACTCATCAGGTAAGGGTACATACAATGTTGGGTATAAAGCGGATACATTAACAGAAGTAGCTGCATTTTTAGCAGGCAATGGCACAGTAAATCCTGGTACTACTACTGCAGAAGCAACTAATTGGTTACAAGTAACTACTAGGCTACCTTATAACAACCCTTCTCCTAGTTTATTAGAATCAACTGGAACAGCTAGTACATTAAAATTTTTAACTGCAGATGCAGTTTATGAAAATAACGGATCAGGGGTATTGAGGTATATTCAAGAAGCTTCCGAGGAGACTACTTCAGGACAGTCAATTACGTACTATTGTATTAAACCTAGTGGGTTAGATGCATATACTGTAGCTGCTCCTATAGCTGCTCTACGAGTAGTAGATGGAGACAGTGGTAATTTTAAAACGGTTAAATTTAATCTAGGAGATAAAGGGGATTTAATGGTCCCTTTTATATACACATTTGTTAAAAATCAATCTCATGAAAAAGTAGCTAAACTATTCTTAGTAGGAGCACATGTATCCATCTACGTAGCTCATTATGAAGTTATCGTACATGCTGGAATGAGTTTCCTCACAGCTCTTGTAATGCTTATTATTATTATCGTTATTATAATTATAGTTATTAAAACTGGGCAGTATGACAAGTTGAAGTTATTTTTAGCTAGTCTTGGAGGAACTGCTGCTACTTACGGAGTTGTAGCCGCTATTAAAGTACTATTATCAAAATTAGCTACTTACGCTTTTAAGATGATAGTTGCATCTATAATTCAAGAAATAATTGTAGAATTAGTAGGGGATAATGAGTTAGCAATGATTCTAGGCATGATAACTAGCATAGCTATTATGTCATCAGATTTTGAAATAGGCTTTGATCCTGCTGGAGCTCCAGTAGGTTCATATGGGCATACAGGAGGATTCACAATAGGAGAGGGTGGGGGTAGTTTAAAGGTTCCTGGATCTGTTAATACACAAGGAGTGTACATTAAAGGCAGTTTAACCTCTGGATTTTCTTTACCAAAAAGTAGTTTTGAATATCTTAACGCTGGTATGCAGGTTATGAATACCATAGGCAAGTTTTTAAATCTGCGAGTGCAATCTATGAATGAAGCCTTGGACTCTGATGTAGAGAAGTATTTAGATGGCCAAGAAGAAAGAATTCAAGACCTTAAAAGCATGCAAGAACAATTAAACTCTTATGAAGAGACAACATCTGGAAGTATATTAACTGCTACAAGAAAAATATATCACAATGCTAATGTTGGTGCTGAATTGCTTTATAAGTATCATGATAGTTTTAACGAAATGCACTATTTATATAACATAGATCTGCAAGTAGACACAGTTGCTAGAAATCAATTTGCTTAATTAAACATAGACACATTTAGTCTATATAAGGTATATTTAAAGAGATCATTATTAGGAGTATAAGATGAATCCACTGCAAGTAGAACGATTACAAAATATGGAATTAGCTCCAGCCTGGATGAATGCTTTGCGGGATCTAGTAGAACCAGCTGAAGGCTATGTAGCTGAGAAAATGGGAAATAGATTTAAAAATCTGGATACTAATGCAGACAATTTTGTGAAAAGACAGCTATCTCCTCGAGAAATAGACGATATAAACCGAGATCGCTCTTTAATGGAAGGTGCTCCTCCTGCAACTGCTCAAGATTTAAACGAGTTGGGATTAGGTTCCCAAGGGGGAATGACACCCAATACTTTTGGACCAAAATCTGCATGGGAAGCATTAGAAAACTTACAACCTAGCGGAAGTACAGCACCAAATCCTAGTCGTAGTCCACAGTGGCTAGAAGATATAGCAAAACAAAAACAGCTAGAAGAGTCAATGATGGACATGATGAAACAGCCACAAAGACAACCTCATCCATTAAGTAAGTTTAGAGAAATGCTTTTTCCAAAATAAGGAGCATAAACTCTCATGTCAGAAGAATATGCAGATTCGAATAGATCGGGTTGGTACAAGGAATTTATAAAAAACAATCCTAAGAAAGACCCTAAAAATAGTTATGACCCTAATACAGGAAGGTGGAGTCATGAAAAAGCACAACCAATAAGGAACAATACTATGCCGTATAAAATGAGTGACTTTGGATTAGAACTTCCAAAGTTGGATGAAATTACATTAGGAAACATGCTTAATAAGCAGAATAGGGAACAATATAGTGTCGATGGTCTCTCGGCTTTTTTCAATGCCCAACTTCCGAAAGAAGATGATGAAACATATGCAGACAAATCTCGAGGGGATGCTGGAGATCTATTTAAAAATTTTAAATTCGGTAACAATATGGCTACCTATCAATTAGGTAAGGGTGTATTAGATACAGGAGCGAATCTTTTCGATGTATTTAATAACTTTAGAAATTATGGGTTGCGTAAAGATCAGTTTGATTTCACAAAAGAACTAGGAAATAAGCAATACGCTGATGCAAAAGAAATACAAGATGTTAAATTTGATAAAATGGATTTTAATAGAAAAGAACGTAATAATTTTAAAAAGGCATATGGTGGTGCAGATGGTAACTATCTTATGGAAGACCCCGTATCCCGTAGAGCTTAATTAAATTATTAGTTTAGGAGAATATAGATGGCAGCCAAAAACATTTTCGATGATACTGCACTACTTCGAAGTCTCAAAGCAGCTGAATATAGCCCAGATGCACTAAGGGCAATGAATGATAATTTAAGTGCTAGAGAAACACTAGGTCGCGATACGTCAGAAGCATTAAGAGGTGCGGGTACTGATGTTCTTGATGTTGGTACAGGCCTAAAAAAGGCTGCAACTGACCAGTTTAAAAGTATGTTAGCTAAAGCTAGTAGAGCAGGGATGCAAATAGACCCAGATACAGGCCTACCTATAGATCCTGGAGGCGATAATCTAGCTGCAATAATGGATAGAGCTAGATCTGGTAGAGATAATGCAACAGGATTTGATATGGCAGGTATGGTTGATCTTAATGCACTTGACCAATATCAAGCAGACAAACTAACCCCTCAAAGACGTGCAGCGGCTAAAGAAATTCGGGATGCTACTGAATTTGATCGAGTGCAGAAACTACGCAAAGAGTTAGACCCTTACGAAATAAAGACTGCGAAAGAAACCTATCTCGAGTTAGGAAAAAGAAACATTCAGAAAGAGAAGTTACGTCCTGGCGAGATAGAAAAATCTAAATTAGTTAATCAGAAAACTGAACAGGAAATACTATTTGCGGCAATAAGTAGACAAGAAGCTGCTGACCGTCATGGCATGGCAGTTGAGGAATTTGATCTGAATATGGAAACCGCAGAGTACGCATTAGAAACTGCAAAAACAGCAGAAGATCGTAAAGATGCATTACATATTATAGCAGTACTTAAATTCGGACATGATCAAACTACACATGCTAATGCTCAAACTCTTTTTGGTCAAA